ACTTGCGTCGGTGTAGCAACTACTGGCGCAACTGGTGTTTGTGCAGCAGGTGAAAGTTGTGCGACATCGCGCCCACCATATTGCTGACGATACTGCTCCGCTGTGAGATTTCCGTAAGGGCCATAATCAGCACGAGGAGCACCACTGAAAAGATTTCCGAAAATACTGCCAGGTGCGATAGCTGAACCGCCATACGCTTCATTTGGACCGCGTACTGCTTTATCACGAGAACCTCCAAACAGGTTGCCGATCCCACCGAGCAACCCACTGATAGTTTCCCCTGCAACGTCACCGAGATCCTTAACGTAATAGTCCACCACCGGACCTTGACCAAAATCCACAATACGCGACTTCACCTTGCTGATGTCGCCACCGGCAAAATCATTTGCGTATGCCTGCTTCGCGTAAGCAGCGCTTTGATCTGGATAGGTCGAAGTCATACCTGCTGCTTCAAGATCAGCGATGCGCTGATTCAGTGCCGGTTGACCGCCAAAAATCTGATCGAAAAAGCCAGCAGGTTTTGCTGCTTCAACTTGCGGTGGAGCGAATGTGCTTTCTCCAGGCTTATACCCATACCGAATGCTTGGAGTCGTTGTACCAGCTGCCGCAGCGCCAGCAGCAGGAGCACTGGCAAACATTTTGTTCGATGCCCATTGCGCAACATCTGCCGCTGTACGGTCACCGCCAAGGATGCTCTGATTTGCCTTGATCGCGTCAGCACCAACGAGATCGCTGATTGGCGTATCTGGAGATGCGCGCAACACATTTGCCGCTGCGCCAGAACCGAGGAAGTGCGAGAGATAGAGAGAGCCTTCATTTACCGGCAAACCGCGCGACTCAAGGTAGTCGGCGTTCTCGCGTGCGAGATAGGATGCCATCTCTGTTGAAAGCTCTGGGTCAGTCCGTAATGCGAGAACCTCTTGCTTCGTCCGACCCTCTAATAGGTCTGGGCGATAGGTCTCGACCATCTTATTCCAAGTGCCCTTGGTGAACTGGTGTAAACCAGTAGCTGACGAGCGTGGGTTCTTCGCTGTAGCGACACCGCCTGACTCGGCGATTGCAGTGTTACGCACAAAGTCATTGATCAACTGATTGCGACGAGCGATCTGCGCTGCGATGACAGCAGGTCCACCACGCGTTGCAGGGCCGGTGGCAGGCTGAGATGCGATATAGGCTTGCTGTGCAGCGGCTTGCGCACGAGCGGCTCCAGCGGCCCTGTTAGCGGCTTCTGTAGCCATGACAGACGCGTCACGCCCACCACCGCCGCCACCGCTTAATAGACCCCCTGACGACCCATATCCACCGCCGCCACCAACAGAGCCACCGCCACCCGTGCCAAAGCCAGGCGTGTCACCGGCGCGCGGATTGCTTCTCGTTTCGCGATACCTCTGTGTATCTTCAGCCATCGGCTATCCTTATGCGTTGCTCATCATGGGGCCGAAGCCGAGATTAACCGCCAGCTTTCCGCCGACCTTCTTGACCTGTTCCGGGTACTTTTTAGCGATCTCTTGAGCCATCGGGCCGACCACTTTGGGGTAGCTCTTCGGGTCGCCCTTGTACCGGTATGCGTACATCGTGAGACCTGTTTCTTTATCTTTGCCGAGCTTCTCAATGTCCGTCTTCATGCGTTCGTCAGAGAGAAACGCGGCGAGAGATCCGAGGCCAGCGCCATACCCTGCACCAAGACCGGGAATGAGACCGCCGATCTGAGCACCGAGACCTGCGCCACCGAGTGCTGTGAGACCGAGATTGCCACCACCGCTTGTCGTCTGAGATGTGGTTGTGGAGTAAGGTACCCCGGTCAAACCTGCCTGACGGATACCAAGCTGCGTTAAGGGGTAGTTACGCTCTTCGGCATAGCGACGGTAAGCCTCATCGAGGAGTGCCTGCTGCTGTGCCTGCTGTGCTTTACCTGCCGCTTCAAGAGCACCTGCTTCGCTTGTGAGCGCTTGTTGACCCGCACCCGCAAGAGCGCCGATTTGACCGGCACCGGCAAGACGCAACTGAGCGGCTTGAGCTGCGCGAGCTTGGTCTTGCGCCAATAGATCTGCCGCTGTGCGGAAGCCCTGCGAGCGAATACCGGCAGACGTTTCACCGGCAATGCGCATCGCTTCAGCGTTTGCGAGTGCTTCTTGCACACCTTGGCGCGAACCACCGAAAGCCCCTGCCGCGCGAGCCTGTGCGCCAATCTGATTCTGTGCGAGCTGCCGCTGCCGCTCAATCGCCGCAAGTGCGCCTTGCTCGACTTGGGCTTGGTATGGGTCTTGGTATGTCTGCAACGCTTGCGCGGAGAACTGACCGGGCTGGTACTGGGCGACACCTTGCGCCGATTGCAGTGCAGAGGCATAGGCAGGCTGATACGCGCCAATGTTACCACGAAGCAGATTGTATGCCGCCTGCTGGTCAGGGGTCATCGCCGCAACTGTCTCGCCAGAGTAAGCCTGATACGGTGTCTTGGCGATGTCGCGCGCCATCTGGACATTCTCTTGCCCGAATTGCTCTACCCAAGACGGAACAGAGGAAGTGCTCGTCGTTGTTGGACCTGAACCACCGCTCATATCAATTCTCCAAATCGAAGAACATTACAGTTTGAGCCTTACGCCATCCTGCCTGTTCCATTGGTACCACTAAACCGGGACGCACATAAGCTCGACCCATTTTGCAATTCTGTTCTTTGGCGAACTCGACGAGCTTTGGCTTTAAGTTCATCACTTCGTCTAGCACACCTGCACACCACAAGACCTCTAGGACGCGCTTTTGAGGGAAGTCTACCACTTGCGTGATTGCGATTGCCCCGTCGTTTAAGAAAGCCTGCATCTGGCCTGCTTTAAGCGCCTCAACTATATCCCTTATGCTGTGCGTCTTACCGCCTTTCTGCATCCCCGACTCAAGAAGCCGCAGGATCTGTTTTTCATCGAGACCCAAGTGGCACCGCCGTAGTTACAAGATTACCTGCGTTGTCTACCGTCAACTTATACACCGATCCGTCTGGACTTTGAAGGAGTACTCCTGCGACAGCTTCGTCTGACGAAACAGCAAAAGTTAAAGCTCTCTTCAGAGTATCGAAAATCGTCGCAAAGGCTGACGGGTTATAGGTTGGTGGAGGGGTAGGGATGAAGATATTCATCGCCCACCTCGCGGCACCAGATCCAACCGCGTCTCGCCAATCGACCACGGCGCGTCTTGGGTAGACTCTAACCGGATACGCATTTCTCGGCCTGACACTCGGACATCGGTATATCCGTTAGACTTTGGCGAAAACACGGAAGACAGCGTCTCTGTGCCTTCTGGCGTATAGGACGTGTAGAACTGCAACGCCGTTGAGTCATATCCATATCCGCTGTCTGTCAAAGCCTGTTTGACCATCATCACATTGTTGCCCTGTTGCAGATTCAACGAACCGCTTTCGACCCATCTATCACCGACCAAGGACGCACCGTTATTGGTCCATCCGTTCTCGTGATAGAACAGGTCATTGTTCTGGTCTGCTGCGGTTGGATAAGAAAACACGCTTGCCCCTGATGCCGCAGTTCTAGTCATTGAACCAATCGACCACCAACCTTCTGCATAATTGTAAATGACATATTGGTCAGGGACAGATGAGCCGTTTGACGGATACCAGAACCATGCTTCTGGGAATAATCCATTTTCAGCGCCGTGCGTGAAAAGTTTTCCTGATGTCGGGTCCATGTTGTTAACGATGTACTCGTTCACATCGCATGGCAGTGGCTTGACGTAACCACCGTCATATATCCAGAAGTTCTCACGGCCCATCCATACGCAACGACCGCCAAATGTTGCGAAAGACCGAGGCGCAAGAAGGCCGCAGCCAAAGCCAATGCGCTCAAACCCATAGATGTATGGCAATCCGATATACCGCATCAGCCATGCTTCATCTTCAGTCCAAATCAGAGTCCCTTCGCGCACAGATGTAGCCATAATGATGCGCGATTGCGTATCAAGATCGAAGAAACCAGCAGTGTTTGTAGCAGAAGCGAAATCCCACTCAGCAAAATCTTCCGCGTCAGACCACCCAACTCGGCGTGAATTACCATCCATCCCAAAAAGAACTGCGTGGCGCTCTGGCGTTACAATTACACCTCGATTATTAATCGGCGTTCCTGCGTGCGTAACATCACCACCAGAAGACGTGGCATTAGACATGCTTTGCGCATATGTAAATGTAGTAAGGGTTGGTGTGCTTGTAACCGTAAAGGTGCCATTGAAAGATGTGTTTGTAACGCCTGCAATCGTGACAGTCTGACCGGTCCTAAATGTGTGATCAAGTGTCGTCGTAACTGTGACTACGTTGCTTGTTCTATCAATCGTCTGGATCAACGAATAACCAACAACTGATGCCTGAGTGTTGCCAGGACCATAATAGAACAATCTTCCATCAGATGATGCAACTGAAAGTATATCTTCGCCCCAATTATCCATTGTCCATGTAAAAGATGGGACACTCAATTGGCTAAGTGGCCTTGGGTATGTTGCATCAGTATCATCGCCATAAAGCAACGCGCCATAGTTGTACGCTCCATACCCACCAACTGCTCCAGTTTCAGCGGAAACAAAGTTTGTCGGTGTTATGTCAACATATGTTGCACCTTCGCCAACATATAATTTGCTTTCGCAGCCAATCATTAGCAGACTAGCGCCGTCGTTAGCCATAAATGGGAAAAGCGCCCTTACAGTGCTTGCCAATGGTGTCGACGTAATACGTTGCCACCCACCGACAGGCAGTAACTTGTTTGACCGCCACCGGATAAGGTTTGCGTCCCAATACCGTCCCTTAGCCAAAAGCGGGGTTGCCGGTTTGACTACGCCAGGCGGGATAGTGAGCGGGACTAAAGGCATCAGGAATCTCCAAGACGCGCAAGGTCTAGTGCGCCTATATTTACCTCATTCACGCGTCGGCTCCAACCCTTACCGAAATGCTCAAAGGTCGGCAGTGCTTGCAGAAAGCGCAATCGCGCGTCGTTATACTCTTCGATAAAATACCGCACACCTTCTGCTTCACAGATGTGCTTAATTGAGGCAAGAGACGCTGGCCCTATTGCTCCATCCTGAGCCACACCGCAGATCTTCTGGGCAATCTTAGCCGCGCGTCCCGTGCCAGAATTAATCGCACAGTCGAACATGACATAGTCCACGCCTGACGGCAGCTCGTCGCCCTTCACCACATCCCAATATCTCTTCTTGTATAGCGGTGACACGTTAGCGACAGTGAGCGCCCGTATATCGTCCTTAGTCACCTCGTGACCGACCCACTCTTCCCAAACCTTTTTGGTGCAACCGAGATTGGTGGCTCCTCCTGGGTCGCGTTTGTCGTCAACGTAACCGCCTTCATGCTTCAGTACGGCTGCGAGGCAATGGTCAAAGTTATCGCGCATCACTTGCCATCCGTATGACGGTGAGCCGAGCCGAAATAGTAAGACAGGACAAGCATCAGTGCGCCATCGAGTGTACCGAGAACACGGGCAATTAATTCCCTCATCGATGCCTCAATCACATTGTGAAGCATGAACCACTGGACGCATCCCCATGCCACGACAACGATAACCGCCAAGACGCGCGGTGTCAGATCGTGGGTCATAATTGCGTAGTTTCTGGCGCTATCTCTGTCAGAGGCAGCAATTCTTTCCAGATCTATATCCAGAGATTTCATCTGCACCTTAAAGTCAGCGTCTACCTTTTTCAGTGCCGCCAACTGCTCTGCCGTAGGGTTCGACAGTGCAAGTTTAATCTCATCGTCATTCGCGTCAGGATGACCGAAAAGCGCATTAGACAAAGTCTTTACAGCAAGACCAGCAACAGGACCGCCAAGAGCCGTAGCAATCGTCGGCGCGACTGAGCTGACCAATGGGCCAAATGTTTTGAGTAGATCCATGACTATCCCCTAAAGTTTTATGAGCAGCAAGAATCCTGTGATGCCCATAGCAAGCACTAACCCCATTACGATAAAGAATAACCCTGCTGCGTCTTTCAGTTCCTCTGCACGCTCTGCGGCAAGGCGTTCTTCTTCACGGTGCTGCCGCTCTGCCTCTTTGCGGATCTCAATCACTTCGCGTTGCACCGCTTCATAAGCAGGCAAGCCATAGACAGAGATGAAGAGATTCTTGATCTCAGCCTGCATGTGAAAGGCTTTGGATTTCGCTGCATAGCGCTCCATTGCCTCTTTCTCTATATCGGCAGGATTAGAGAATAAGCGCTTCTTCGGCGGTGATGCGGCAAGATGCGTCAGTTGGCCTACAGCGCTCCACAGAGACCCTAGATCCTGCGCGAGTTCCTGTATCTCTTTACCGGCAGCGATGGCACCCTTCAGCCCATTGTACGCGGCTGTTGCTGTCGCAATGAGCGTAACTGGGTCCATTATTTACCAACAAGTTTGAAGGCCATATCTACGAAGAAGCCAAACACTACGCCGATTAAAGCGAGAAGCGCGCCTGCACCTTTCCAGCGATTCATCATCGATGAAATGTTTTTCAGTTCTTGTTTAAGGTCTGACATGTCACGATGAAGATTTTCAACATGAGCTTCAAGTCTACCAATTTGTTGGTTCAGATCATCAGACATGGCATGTGCCTATCGCTTATGGGCCAACTGGAAATGGGTTGGTAAATTCTCCAGTGCTACTGTTATAGACCCAACCAATAGAAACGGTAGAGCCTTCCTCAAGCGCAATCAGCAGCATACCGCTAGGTGGCTGATCGACAGATGGGTTAGCTACAATTATGTTAGCAACTATATTAGTTTGCTCATCTACAAGTGCGCAGTTCATTATGTGTACTCCGTAATAATCATTACGCCTTGGTAACCAGCGGCACCGTTGGTGGCATTAGTGTTGGCTGCACCACCAGCGCCAGCGCCATAAAACTGCCCCTGCTGCCCGCCACCAGCAGTCCCACCGTTTGCCCGTGGGTAGATCCAATAAGTTCTTACATACCCACCGAATCCACCAGTCGAGCCACCATTGTTCCCAGCAACGCCTGCAATATTAATGTCGCCGTTTGTGCCGTTACCAGCTCCGCCACCATTTCCGTTCGCGCCGCCGCCAGCATTATTGCCGCCGCCACCACCGTTTGCCGAATATTGAGTCGCACCAACAGTGATTGATGTAGCGCCACCAGCGCCACCCTGCGCGCCACCGTTAATACCGGCGTTACCGGCTGCACCAATAGCAATAGTGTATGCTGTGCTTGAGTTTACGGGGATATAT